CACATATCTGGGAGCATGGCAAAGATAAAGAAAAGATTAATTTAAATAAACTAAAAAATTATAAATCCATATCATATGCAACAGTAATGGCTCAACTTGGGAAAGTAAAAGAAGAATACCAGGAACTATTAAATGAAGTTGAGATAAAAAATGATGATTTTAGATATGTTAAAAACAGGGATAATTTTGTTGCTGAAGCATTGGACTTAGTAACTGCCACTATAAATTTATTATTGTTATGCAAAGTTACAGACTTAGATTTTAATAAGCATATAGAAAAATTGAATGCTTATAGAAATGGAAAGTACAAAAAATGAAGAGGTGGAATTGGTGAAAAAAGAAGAAATATATAAAATCATAGATGAAAGGATAGAAACAAAAATTAAAGATTTAAAAAATATAAATAATTTAAAATCTCCATATAGGAAAGTGGAAGTTATTTTAAAAAATTACAAGAACTTTCAAAAAATGGTAGATTCTTTAAAAGAACAATTAAATAATATAGAAATAGTAAAAAAAATAAATCCTGATTCCACTAAGCCAGTTGGATATGTTGATTATAAGCCTGATATAGAGAAAAAGGAGTATATAAGAGATAAAATAAATGATGAAATATTGATATATACAAATAGAATTTTAAAAACAGAAAATGCTCTAAAATTTATAAAAAAGGATAAATATTATAAAATAATAGAATTAAAATATTTTGAAAATTATTCTGTTGAAGAAATTTGTAATGAATTAAATATCAGTGAAAAAACATTTAGAACTCATAGAAATAGGTTAATTGATAGTTTATCCTTATATTTATTTCCTAAAGAAATTTTAGAAGATTTTTAAAATTTTACCGTTTTCCTCCCTGTTCATTCCCTTTTATATGTGATATACTATATATAATGAAAAGTCTAGGCAAAGAGATGTCTAGGCTTTTTCTTTATAAAAAATCTTTAGGAGAACTTATTTAAGTTCTCTTTTTTTATTTCAAGAGGTTAATTATGTTAATGAAGATATGTGGCAAGTGTGGAAAGAAAATAGGAATAAATGAAGTATGCAGCTGCACAAAGGAAAGGCATAAGGTATATGATAGAGAATTCAGGAATAAAGATAATGCTGAGTTCTATCATAGTAAAGCATGGAAGAGTATGACTGCACTATGTAAGTTAAAAGCCAATGGTTTAGATTTATATGAACTGGTTATAAATAATAACATAGTTAAAGGTACTCTCTCACATCATATAGATGAGTTAGAAGAGGCAAGAGATAAAGCCTTAGACATTAATAACCTAATATGGATAAGTGATAAAACACATAGCTATATCCATTCAGAGTATAATAAAAATTTAGAAAGTAAAAATAAAATGAAAGAAGTTTTATTTAATATTATAAAAAATTATTACAAGTAGGGGGAGTCAAAAAAAGTTTTTGGTCTTTGGGTTGGATACCGCTTCCCCTCTTTTTTCTGGAGAAAATGCCAGAAATGAAATTTTCAGTTTATGGAGGTGAAAAAATATGGCAGGAAGAAGTAGAAAAATTATTGATATAAGTTCAGGAAAAATTGGAAAAGAAAAAATAAAAGCTAGGCAAGAACAAGAGAAAAAATTGAAAATAGATAGAGATAATTTAATTGCTCCTGGTTGGTTATCTAAAGCTGCAAAAGAAGAATTTGACAGAATAGTTTTTGAAGCAGGAAAAGTAAATATTTTAGATAATTTAGATTTAGGAATATTAGCCATCTACTGTAACTCTTATGATAGCTATGTAAATGTTAGTAAGAAATTACAAAAAGAAGGTCCTGTTTGCTATAAAGAAACTGCCAATGGAGAAATTGAAATTATAAACCCTCTAATAAATGTTCAGGAAAAATATGTAAAACAAATAATGCAATGCTCAACAAAATTAGGACTTGCAACTACAGATAGATTAAAATTAGTTGTACCAATAAGAGAAGAACCTGCTGAAAATAAATTTATAACTTTGTTAAAAACAAGAAAGCAAGGCTAATATGATAAAAGATAGGACAACAGCCTATGCAAAGTTAGTTGTAAGTGGTAAAAAAATAGCAGGCAGAAAGGAGTATTTAGCATGTAAAAGACATTTAGATGATTTAAAAAATAAGAAATTAGAGTATAAATTTGATGTTGAAGAGGCAGAATTTGCTATAAAATTTGCAAATACATTAACATTAAAAGATGGAACTAATTTAAAAACAAGAGGTTTTCAAGAGTTTATAATAGGTTCATTACATGGATGGAAGAAAAAGAGAACAAAAGAAAGAAGATTTAGAGAGGCTTATTTGCAAGTGGGCAGAAGAAATGGGAAAAGTTTTCTATCAGGAGTAGAATCCACAATGTTTAGTACATTGTTAGGAAATAAAGATAGGATATTCTGTGCTGCAACAAAGCAAGATCAAGCTAATATCGTTTGGGATGAAATAAGAAACTTTATAGAGTCTGATAGTGATCTAAGTGAACTTTATAAAATAAAAGAACATGATAGAACTATAAAAAGTTTAGCAACTGGAACTGTTATAAGGTCAATAGGTAGAGATACAAAATCAATGGATGGTTTTGGAAATATTCTGGCCATATGTGATGAATTACATGCCCACCCAAATAATCAAATGTATAAACTCTTGCTAGATGGTCAAGCTGATGTTGAGAATGCTTTAACATTGGCTATTACAACAGCAGGATTTAACTTAAATGGATTCTGTTATGAACACTATAAATTTTGTGAAAAGATATTAGAGGGAGTTGTTGAAAAAGAAACTCTCTTTATTTTTATATGTGAAATGGATAAGGATGATGATATATGGGACTGGAAAAATTGGCTCAAATCTAATCCTTTTTTTTTGTTTAAAGAAGATGGTATTACACCAAATAAAAAGAAGATAGCTTTATACAGTCAAAAAGCAATAGATGCAAAAGAGAAAGGTGGAGATGAATTAACTAACTTCTTAACAAAGCAATTAAATATGTGGGTAACTGCAAAAGATGGACAATATATTGATTTAAGTAAATTCAAAGAGTGTGAAAGTAATTTGACACTTGAAGATATGAAAGGAAAAAATGCTTATTTAGGTTTTGACCTTTCAAAAGGTGGAGATTTAACAAGTATAGCCTTAGTATTTCCATTAGAAAATAATCAAATATATATTTATAGTCATTCATTTATGCCTGAGTTAAGACTTGCAGAACATGAAAAAACTGATGATGTTCCATATAGGATATGGGTAAGAGAGGGACTTTTAACATTGACTACTGGAGCATTTGGAATAAAGACTGATTATAAGTTTATTGTTACTCACTTAAAAGAAATAATTGAAAGATATGATATTAAAATTTTAGAGTGTGGGTATGATGCTCACAATGCTGGAAGTTTTTTAAGTGATTTAGATTTTTTAGATTGTGATTTAACAGAAGTTAAACAATCTGCAAAAAGTTTAAATGATGCAACAGTGGATTTTGCTTTATCAGTTAAGGCAACTCAAGTTTTATATGATAAGAGAAATAGTTTATTAAAATGGTCCATTGCTAATGCTACAACTGTTACAAATAGTTTTGGAGAGATAAAAATTGATAAACAATCTCAAAAAAATAGAATAGATCCTGTTGATGCAATAATAGATGCCTGGAAGATTATGCTAATAAATAAAAAAGAAACAGTAAATAATGATGAAGCTGTTGAAGAATGGCTTGATTTAATCAATAAAAGGAGGTGAGAGAGTGAATATATTTAGAAAATTTTTTAATAAAGGAGAGGAAAAAAAGCAGAAAACAGCAATTAATTCTATGAATTTTGGTGAATTTTTTGGAATAAATGTAAGTTCAGATTTATCAGAAGTAACATATTTTACTTGCTTAAAAGTATTATCTGAAAGTGTTGGGAAGTTATCTTTACACTTGAAAGATAATGATAATAACAGAATATTGAACCATGAAGCATTACAAAAGTTGAAATTTTCACCAAATCCATTTATGACTCCTACACCAATGATGACTTTATTGGAAACATGGAGAAACCATCACGGCAATACTTATGCTTATCTAAGTTATGATGATAGAGGGCATTTAGTAGGTATTTATCCTTTACACCCTCAAAAAGTTAGAATATGGATAGACAATGCAAAAATATTCAGTGGTAAAGAAGATTTATATTATGAATATAACAAAGATGGGAAAATATATCTATTTCAAAAAGATGAGATACTACATTTAAAAGGTGGTTTAAGTAAAGATGGTATTGTAGGTATGTCAGTAAGAGAAACATTGGCTACAACATTAAATGGAGTAAAAGCAAGCCAAAAATACTTAAATAATTTATATGATAGAGGCTTAACTTCAAAGGCAATTTTGAGATATACTGGTGATTTAAACAAAGAATTACAAAAGAAAATGTTAGAAAAGATAGAAGAATTTATTAGCAGTGAAAGCAATCCAACAGGAATATTACCATTACCACCTGGAATGGATATAGTTCCATTAGATTTAAAATTAACTGATAGCCAGTTTTTTGAATTAAAAAAATATACAGCTTTACAAATAGCAGCTGCTTTTGGAGTAAAGCCAAATCATTTGAATGATTATGATAAGTCAAGCTATGCAAACTCAGAAATGCAAAACTTGACTTTTTATATTGATACTCTTTTATATATTCTGACACTTTATGAAGAGGAGTTTAACATAAAACTTCTTACAGAAAGTGAAAGATTGAAAGGTCTACATTTTGAATTTAATGTAGCAAGTATTTTAAAAGGGGATCTAAAAACACAAGCTGAATGTTTAACCAAGTATGTTCAAAGTGGAATATACACAATAAATGAAGCTAGAAAAAAGGCAGGACTTACTGCAATAGATGGAGGTGATGTAATTGTAATGAATGGAAGTTATGTGCCATTAGAAAAATTAGGAATAGCTTATGAAAAAGGAGGTGCTAAAAGTGAGTAAAAATAAGTGGTTAGAAATAAAAAATCAAGCAGAAGTCACTGAAATTTATATCAATGGAGATATAGAAAGCGATTCAGAAAATGATGGTTTTTTGGAAGAAGTATGGGGAATAAAAGATACTAATATATATCCATTGGATATAAAAGATGCTTTAAAAGAAGCAGAAAATAAAGAGGTCCATGTTCACATAAACAGTTTTGGAGGGAATATTTATGCAGGTATAGCAATTTCTAATATGATAAAGAACCATAAAAGTAAAACAATAGCTTATATTGATGGAATAGCTGCAAGTGCTGCATCTATAATTGCTTTTGGATGTGATGAAATTATTTTACCAAGTAATGCGTATTTAATGATACATAGAGCTTGGGGAAGAGTTTCAGGAAATGCAGGAGAATTAGAAAAGTATATTGAAGTTCTAAATAAACTTGATGAAGGACTTGTTAATGCTTATATGGAAAAAGCTATTGAAGGTATAACAAGAGAGCAAATATATGATTTTATGAAAGAAGAAAAATGGTTTACTGGGGAAGATGCTCCAGGAGTATTTAATATAAAAACTTCTGAAAAAGTAGAATTTTTAAATTGTATAGAAACAAGAAATAAATTTAAACATATTCCAGAAAGTTTATTAAATAAAAAAAGTATTGAAGAAAAAAATAAAAAAGAACAAGCAAGACTTGATAGATTGAACAAAGAAATTGAGATTGCATTATTAACAGGAGGTATTTAATTATGAAAAAATCAGTAGAATTAAAAAAGGAATTAGAAACACTTAGAAATGAAATTAAATCATTAAAGGACAGTGGAAAGATTGAAGAGGCACATGCTAAATTAAATGGATTAAAAGAATTAGAAAATAAAATAAAAGAAGCAGAAACAGAGGAGGCTTTAACAGTTATGAATAAAGGTGATAAAGTACCATTAGGAACAAATGAAGAAATGAATGTTAACAGAATTTATAATAAAGTTCTATTAGGAAAATCTATAACAGAAGAAGAAAAACAATTTTTAAATGCAGCTGGAACACCAGGACAAGTAGAAGCAACAGATGGAAAAGGTGGTTACTTAGTACCAACAGAACAATTTAATCAAATAAAAGAGTTAAGAAGAAATAAAGTGGAATTAAAAGTTTTATGTAATGTTCAACCTGTTAAATCTTTAAAAGGAACTATGCCTATTGAAAAAGATGGAACAGGTGAATTAATAGCTTTTGAAGAGTTAAATGAAATAAATAAATCAGATATTGATTTTGCACAAGTTGCATATAATGTTGCAGATTATGGAGACATTATCCCTATATCAAATACTTTACTTGCAGATGAAACTGCTAATTTAACTGATTATATTGGAAAAAGATTTACTAAAAAAGCTATAAACACAGAAAACAAAAAGATAGTTGCAATATTAAAAACATTAACTCCAAAACCAGCAGCAGATTATACTGTTATTAATACAGCATTAAATGTTGATTTAGACCCAGAAATATCAGCTAATGCGATAATTATAACTAACCAAACAGGGTTTAATTTCTTAGATAACTTAACAGATAAACAAGGCAGACCTTTATTAGATGTAAATTTACAAGACACAACACAAAAAATCTTTAAAGGTAGAAAAATAGTAGTTTTAAAAGATAATTTATTACCAATGAATACTACAAAAGCACCTGTGTTTGTTGGAGATTTAAGTGAATTTATAACATTCTTTGACAGAGAAGGGTTAGAACTTGCATTATCAACTGAAGCAGGATTTACTAAAAATGCTACATATATCAGAGCAATAGAAAGATTTGATATTAAAAAAGTAGATGCTGATGCTATGGTTTATCTTGAGTTAGCAACAAAATAATAGGTGATTGATATGGCAGATATTTTAACTTTGGAAGAAGCTAAAAATTATCTAAGAATTGATTACAATGAAGATGATACATTGTTGCAATCTTTAATGATTGCAGCAATAGATTATCTTAGAGATGCAATAAATGACTTTGATAAAAAAGTAACAAAAGAAAAGTTTATTAAAAGGTCTAAAATTCTAGCTTGTGTACTTGTGCAAGATTGGTATGATAACAGAGAGCAAAAGGAAAGTAAAGACCTTAGTTATACAGCTAGAAGTTTATTAACTCAGTTGCAAGTGGGTGATAACTTTGAATGATATAACTAAGAGATTAAGACATTTTATTGATGTATATCACATGATAGACACAACTAATGAACTTGGAGAAAATGATAAAAAGCCAGAGTTATTTAAAAAAGCATACTGTGAAATAGCACCTCTTAATTCAAGTGAAAAGAATGGAGAAGCTGGAACAGAAGAAAATCAACATCAATTCAAATTCATATTTAGAGTAAAATCAGTTCCTGGAATAAAAAAGGACTGGTTTTTTATTTATGAGGGCTTGAAGTATGAAGTTATCTATTTCAACAGAGATTTTAAAGATAATCAGTTCATAGAAGTTTTTTGTGTAAGAAAAGAGGAGTAAAAATGGGAGTTTTTTCAACAAATGATTTAGAAGATCTTGAAAAAGAAGTATTAAGACTTGCTAAAAAATACCCAAAAGAAGCTAAAAAATTCTTACAAAAACAAGGAAATAAGTTAAAAGCTAAGGCTAAAAAGAAAGCAAAATCTAAGGTAAAAGTAAAAAAAGGTAACTATTTGAAAGGTTTTAAAAGAGGGAAAGTTTATAAATATAAAGGTGAAGAAGATACAGTTAGAGTTTATAACTCAATGCCTCATGCTCATTTAATAGAGAATGGGCATATCATAAAAGATAAAACTGGTAAAGAACATGGTTTTAAAAAAGGAGAGCATATTTTAGAAGATTCACAGAGAGAGTTTCAAGATGAATTTTTAAAAGCTGCAGATAACTTTATTGATGAAGTTATTAAAAATGGAGGTTTCTAATGATTAAACTAAGTCAGATACTAAAAGCAGTTAATACAAAATTGAAAGAAACATTTCCTAAAATAGAAATTGATAGTAAAGATTTATCTGAAAAATTCAATAGACCTAGTTTTAGAACTGAGTTAGATGGTCTTAAAACAAGTGCTTTTATGACAACTTTTAAGGAAAGAAACTTTACAATCAGAATTTATTTTTTTACTACTTTACCTGGTAAAGGAAGAGAAGAAAGATTAAAAATATCTGATGAAATTGAAAATGCTTTCTTAGGTACATTATGGGTAAATGAAACTTTTGCTATTCCTGTTGATGAAATAGAGTTTGAAGAAACTGAAGATGGAGTATTAATAGCAAGTTTTGATAGTTTGAGTATGGAAGAGATAGAAAATGATATAGATGGCGAAATGATGGAAGAATTAGAGTATCGTTTTGATAAGAAATAGGAGGTAAATAAATGGGATTACCTAAAATAGAAATTATTTTTAAACAATTAGCAGTTACAGCTGTTAAAAGAAGTCAATTAGGTATAGTTGGATTAATAGTAAAAGAACCTACTAAAAAATGGGATAGAAAGGTATACAAAGATATTACTGATATAAAAAGTGATGATTATTCTGCTGAAGTATTACCATTGATTAAAGATAGCTTTGAATATACACCAAATAAGGTAGTTGTATTTAATGTTGGAACTGGAACATTAACAGATACATTAAAGAAAGTGGCACAAGAAAGAATTAACTGGCTAGGATTAACTTATGATGGAAAAGATGGAGATACTGCAACTCTTGTTTCTTGGATAAAGTCAGTAAGAAAAGCAGGTAAAACTTATAAAGCTGTTGTATTTAAGGCTACTAAGCCAGACAATAAAGGCATTGTAAATCTTATGAATGACAAGGTTACATTTGTTGACAACAGAGGAGAAGTTGAAGGGTGGCAATATGTACCAACAATCTTAGGAATGTTAGCAGGTTTACCAATGACTAGATCTGCTACTAGCTTTTTATGTGGGAATTTAAAGGAAGTTTCTATATTTGATGAAATAGATGATGTTATTGATAAAGGTGGTTTCTGTCTGTATAAAGATGAAGGAGATATAAGAGTTGCTAGAGCATGTACATCACTTCAAGAAATTACACAAGATGAAACTGAAGATATGAAAGATATTATCATAATAGAATCTATGGATTTAATGAGAGATGATATTTACTCAACATTCAAGAAATGGATAGGTAAATATAAGAATAAATATGATAATCAAGTCTTATTCTTTACTGCAATTAATGCTTATTTCAAAGAATTAGAGAAAGAGGATATTTTGGATAAAGAATATGATAACTATTCAGAAGTTGATGTTGAAGCACAAAGATTAGCATGGCTTGGAGTAGGTAAAAAAGAAGTGGAAGAATGGGATGATGAAAAAGTTAAAAAGACTGCATTTAAGAAAAAAGTATTTATGAAAGCTAAAATTAAGATATTAAATGCTGTTGAAGACTTTAAATTTACAATTAATATGTTCTAAAAGGAGGACAGGTAGATGGCTAATAAAATGGATAAAAATAAAATTTTAAGAGGTTCATTTGGGGCTGTATGGCTAGATGGAGAAGAATTAGGTTCTGTAAAATCTTTTGAGGCTAAGGTTACATTAGAATATGAAGATGTGGATATTATGGGAGAACTAGGAAAGTCAAAAAGATATATGGGCTTTACTGGTGAAGGAACTATGACATTACATAAAATAGATTCTACTATTGGAAAGTTATTAGCTGATGGTATAAGAAATGGTAATATGCCAGATTTTAAAATAGTTGCAAAACTAGATGACCCAACAGCTTATGGGGCAGAAAGAGTTGAATTAACAGGTGTTACAATTAGTGAATTAATGGCATTAAAATTTGAAAATAAAGCATTAAGAGAGGAAGAAGTTCCTTTTAGTTTTTCACATTTTAGATATATAGATATGATATAAGGAGGATATAAAAATGGCTAAAAATATAACATTAGAAATATTAATTGCAAAGAAACAACAATCAGAAAATGATAAAATGAAAGTGGTGCTATTTAATTCAGAAGTATTAGGTGGAACAATAGAAGTTGTAAAACATAAAGCAAGAGATGTAATAAAAATTATGGATAGTACAGAAGAAAAAACAACAGAAGCAGCTTACAATGCTAACTGTAAATTAATTTATAAACACTGTCCTATTTTACAAAAAAAGGAATTGCAAGAAGCATATCAAGTTGCAGAACCATATGAAATTGTAATACCTGTATTTGATGAAAATCTAGGTGAAGTAAATAAGCTATCAAACTTCATTTTAAACCTTTATGGATTAGGTGAAGAAGATAACAAAGCTAGTAAAGTCTTAGAAGAAGAGGTTGAAGATATAAAAAACTAATATTAGAGGATACCGATATGGCATTCCTCTCTTTTTATTTGCTTAGAGGGTTTAAATATGGTTATCTATTAAATTTATCATATGACGAAAAGTTATTTATGATAGCCACAATGGATCTTGAAATTGAGAGAATGAATAAATCAGGTACTTAGCTTTTTATACTAAGTACCTTTTTATCTTTTAAGAAAGGAGGTTTAAATGGCAAAGACTATTGGCGTATTACTAAGTTTAAAAGACCAGTTTACAACACCATTACAGAAAGCAACTAAGAGTGTTAAGGCGATGGATAGACAGCTTGAAAAAGCTGGAAACAAAATAAAAGCTTTTGGAAATAAAGTAAAAGCAGGTATGAAAACAGTTGCTAAGTGGGGAGCTATTGGTTTTGGTGCATTGACTGCTGGTGCAGTTTTATTTGCTAAACAATCCATTGATGCAGCTAAAGACCAGGTAAGAATTGAAAAGTTACTTGAAACTACGATGAAACGGACAAGCAATGCAAGTAAAGAGCAAATACAAGCAATAAAAGATGAAGCTAGTGCATTACAAAATGTTGGTATAGTTGGAGATGAAGTTGCACTTGCTGGAGCAAATCAATTAGCTGTTTATGGGTTAAGAAGTGACCAAATTAAAAAATTAATGCCTAACTTAAATGATATGATAGCTAAAGAAAAAGGTTTAAATGGAACTCAAGAAGATGCTGTTGCTATGGCTGATGTTATCGGCAAGGCTATGAATGGTAAAACAAAAGGTCTTTTAAAATATGGAGTATCATTAACAGCAGCTGAGGAAAAACTATTTAAAACTATGAAACAAGAGCAAAGAATGGAGTTTATTAGTAAAAAGTTAAATGAATCTATTGGTGGAACAAATAAGGCTCTTCGTGAAACAGATGAAGGTAAAATTGTAGCTGCTAAAAATGCTTGGGGAGATATGAAAGAAGAGGTAGGGAAAAAACTACTACCATATCTTGGAAAGTTTGCTGAATGGTTTGAAACTAAAATACCAGCTATTCAAAATTTTATTTTAGGAATTGCTGATAAAATTCAAGAATTAGTTACAAAAGCAGAACCTTATATAACACAAATTAAGGATATGTTTGGAAAAATATTTGAAAAAGTGAAGCCAGCACTGGAAGAAACTTGGCAAATATTATCAAATGCTGGAACTGTTGCAATAGATATAGCACAAGGCATAATAAATAATTGGGATAGAATAAGTCCTATTGTTTATACTCTTGTTGGAGCAATAACTGCATATAATATTGCAACAACAATAAGAAATAACAAGGAGTTAATTTATGCAGGAATTATAAAAACTAAAATGGCTTTAGATACTGCACAAGCAATCCTTACTGGACAATTAACGATAAAACAATGGGCTTTAAATGCCGCAATGAATGCAAACCCAATAGGAATAGTTATAGGAGCTATTGCCTTGTTGGTTGGTGGTATATGGTTATTATGCAAAAACTGGGACTTAGTTAAAAAGAAAACTATAGAATTATGGAGAAAACTGGATAATAATCCATTAGGCAAGGTACTTAAATTTATAATTAAGTTTGGCAACCCTGTTGGTGCTATGATTAACGCATTCTTATTTTTAAAAGATGTGATTACTCAAAATTGGGAGACTATTAAAGATTTTGCTATGACTTTATGGGATAACTTAGTTGGTGCATTTAATTATGTGAAAGATGTTATATTAGGTGTTTGTGATGTGGTTGGTGGGATATTTACTGCTATTTGGGATGGAGTTGTAAAGGCATTAGATAAGTTGAAAGAGGGTTTTAATAAAGTAACAGATTTTATTACTGGTGCTTTTATGAGTGCTTGGGATAGCTTAATGAAAGCATTAGATGCTATATTACACCCAATTGAAACAGCTAAAAAAGCCTTTGGTGGACTAATTGATAAGTTGAAATTTTGGAATAATACAAAAGCTGAAGATAAAACAATTAATATCAATGAGGTTAAGAGAACAGATAATATAGGTGGAAGTAATAAAACTGGTATAACTACAAGCACAGTTAAAAATCCTAGACATGCTTTGGGTACTGCATACTTTAAAGGTGGAGTAACAGGAATTAACGAGGGGGGAAGAGATGAAACTGCTATATTACCTGCTGGAACTAAAATTTTAAGTCATGAAGAAGGTAAGGTTATAGAAAAAAAGAATAACAAATCTATAACTGTAAATATCCATATTGATGGTAATTTCATTGGAGAAAAAGAACATATGGAAAAATATGGAGAGTATACAGCAAATAAGATTTTAGCAGCTTTAAATAATATGTAGGATAGGAGATAAGAAAATGAATATAATTTTTATAGTTGAAGATAATGGAGTACAACAAGAAATGGTAAATATTCCAGTAGTTCAAAATATAGAGCCAGTAAACTGTGAAACAGAAGATGAAGAATTTACAACTATTAATGGGAAAAAATTAAATTTAATTGGTGGTAAAGGGCTTAGAAACTTTTCATTTTCTTCTTTTTTTCCTAGTAAATTATATAGTTTTGTAAGTTTTTTAAATTTTAAAGAACCTAAATATTATATTGATTTTTTTGAAAAGTATAGAGATGCAAGAGTACCTTTAAGAATTATTATAGTTGATAAGTACAGAGTGGTCTTAAATATGCTATGTAGATATAATTTTACTTATTCTTTTAGGGATAAGGCTGGAGATGTTCCATATACCTTAGATATAAAAGAATATATTTTACCTGGTGAGGTTGATAATAATGTATAGGACAATAGCAAAAGAAATAGATGTAACTAATTACATAAGAGATTTAACCTGGAGAGATAGTATTGACACATTAGGAGTTGAAATAAGTTTTGAACTAGCAGTAAATAAGTTTGATAAAAATTTATCTTTTCTCTATGACATTACTTTGGGTGATCCAGTTCAAATAATCAATGACAAAGGAGAAACATTAGTACAAGCTATTATAGTATCAGAAAACCCTAATGGAAAGACTACATCATTTACTGCTTATGATATGGCTTGGTATTTGAATAAATCAACTGTGATAAAACAATTTAAAAAGATGGTAGGGAATGACTGTATTAAGTCCTTATGCAGTGAAATTGGAATAAAAGTTGAAGTAAGTGGATTAGATACTAAGATAGATAAAATTTACAAGGATAAGACTATCTCAGGCGTTATTTATGACATCATAGAACAATGTTCACAATTCAATTCTAAAAAATTTTTTATTGAGTATGATAAAGGTACTCTAAAAGTAGGACCATTCAAAAAGATAAAAGTTACTGGACAGTATGAAATGCACAAAAATACTTTTATAGATGTAGCCAAAAACATTGGAGAAGTTTCATTAAGTAGGTCAATAGTTGATATGAAAAATTCAATCCTGGTTATAACCCAAAATAAAAAAGCAGTTAGAACAGTAGGAAAAGAGCAAGATAGTGAAAGTATTAAAAAGTATGGTATGTTGCAAGAAGTAATAACACTAGATGAAAAAGAACATAAAAAAGCTAAACTTGTTGCAAAAAATGAGTTAAAAAAATTAAATAAAATTACAGAAGACTTTTCTATTGATGTCTTAGGTGATGATAAAGTTAAGAGTGGTAGAGTCATTGATATAGATATACCACTTTTTAATTTAAAAGGCGAGTATCTAATAAAAGAAAGTTCTCACAGTGTACAGAATGGAATCCACAGAATAAATTTAAAATTGGAGGTGTTTAATGAGTGAGTGAAAACCAAAAATCTTGGGATATAGCAGTAGCAGAGAAGTTCAAGGAAAGAGAAAATCCAAGTCCAATAGGTGCTGTTTTAGGTAAGATTTTAAAGCCTCTCCCTGACATCTCTATTGAACTTTTAAATGGTTATGGTGTTATTGATAGTGATAAAATTTATTTATCTAATGCAATAACTAATAGATTGGCTATTGAATGTACTATGAAAGAATTTGAAAGTCAAGGTAATAAATCAACTACTTGCAAAATTAATAATTTAAACACAGATGGAGCAGGTAGTGATAGTAACGGAGATACTAATTTAAGTTTATCAGGACATAGTGGTACTTATGCTGATAGTTCAAGCGAAAAAGATAACAAAGATAAAGGTAAATTTATATTACAGACTGTATTCCATTTAAAAAAAGATATGTTTGTGTTAGTTATACCCAATTTTGAAGAGGACAAATTTTTTATTGTAGATGTATTTAATTATGCACCAGAGGTGAGTTTAGAATGGGAATATTACCAAAAATAGATTTTGTTGATTACTCTAAACAAGACATAACTAATGGTAAAAATAATAATGGTAAAACATTTTTAATAGACTTTCAGAAAAAGAAATTATTAAAAAGTAATGGACAATTAATAAAAACAGATGATGAAAGAGCTGTTAGAATGTGGATTGAAAAGGTACTTTTAACTGAAAAATATAAATGGAATATTTATAAATATAATGGACCTAATCAATATGGGATGAAATATAAGGCTATGTTACTTAGTCAAAGATTTCCTACACCTGTTTTATATAGTGAGTTTGAGAGAGAATTAACAGAAACAATTAAGAAAAATAAACAGATAATAGAAATTAGAAATATTGATATAAAGTTAGAAAAACATACCTTGAAAACAAAATTTGAAGTAGTGTTAAAAGACTTCAAAACATTTGAATGGGAGGGGTATCTATGATAATAAAAAAAGAATGGAAAGAAATTTTAAAAAATATGCTTGCTAATGTTAATGATGAATATGATAAGACAGAAGGAGGCTTATTTTATGATAACTTAGCACCTGTAAGTATAGAAATAGAAGAGATAAGAAAAACCTTAGAATATATATTTTTAAATTCTTTTGCAGAAACAGCAGAAGGTGAGTATTTAGATAATATATGTAAAGAGGTAGGAGTATTTAGAAGAAAAGCAACTAAATCAAAAGGTACTGTAATTATAAAAGGAGTACCAGGAACAGTAATAGAAGTTAATACCAAAGTTGCAAGTGACACCTATATTTATTTAACTACACAAGAAAAAATAATATCTACTGCTGGAAGTGTTGAAGTACCTATTGAAAGTGAAAAGTATGGAAAAATATATAATATTCCAAAAGGAACTATTACAAATTTTCCTGTAACTATTCCAGGATTAAATGAAGTGATAAATAATTCTGAAACTGTTGATGGATATGATGGAGAGACAGATGATGAATTAAGAGAAAGATATTATTTTAAGGTTAGAGAGCCAGTAACATCTGGTAATATTTATCATTATAAAAAATGGGCTTTTGAAGTTGAAGGAGTAGGAGGAGTTAAAGTTTTTCCATTATGGAATGGAAATGGTACTGTAAAGGTAGTTGTAGTAAACAGTGATATTCATGAAGCTGATGAAACTTTACTAAAAAGAGTAAGGGATTATTTAGAAGAAGTTAGACCAATAGGGGCTACTGTTACAGTAAAAAGTGCAATAGGTAAAGCTATATCAATTTCAGGTACTGTTAAGATTTCTAAAAATATAAAATTTGATGAAGTAAAGACAGAGTTTGAAACAAAAGTAAAAGAACATTTTAGAAAAGTAGGATTTAAACAGGATTATGTGAGTTATGCACAATTAGGAAATATCTTATTAAATATTCCTGGTGTAAATGACTATGATGATTTAAAGATAAATAATGCAACTTTAAATGTACAGTTAGCAGCTGAGGAGATTCCAAAATTAACAACAATCACTTTACAAAAAGAGGTGATATAGTTGGAAGCTAAAAGACTAATGAGGCATATGCCAAAGTATTATAGAGGTATTTTAGAAATAACTTTATTACAAAAAGTAATAGAAAAAGAATTAGATACAGTTGATTTAATCTCAAAAGATGTATTAAATCAATTTTTTATTTATACTGCTACATGGTCCTTACCAATTTGGGAAAGAATATTTGGTTTAAGTGTTGGAGATAAAACAAGCAATATTGAAGAAAGAAGAGAGAATTTAATTTCTAAGTTAAGAAGTTATGGAACTACTACAAAAGAGATGATAGCAAGAGTTGCCAAGACTTTTACAAATGGAGAAATTGAGGTTGTAGAAGATAATTCAAACTATGCTTTTAAAATACTATTTACCTCTATTGTTGGAATACCTAAAAATATTGAAAACTTTAAGGCAGTAATAGAAGTTATAAAACCTGCACATTTGAATTTTAGTATTGAGTTTAGATATAACACACATAACCAGGTAGCTTATTTATTGCATAATTCTTTAAAATTAAAAACTCACAAACAAATTTATGACACTAGATTATATGAAGATAGTGCAGTAGTAGGTAAGTATCATAAACATAATGAAGTAGGAAATTTAAAAAATAATGAGTTAAAAACTAAAACACATAAAAATATCTATGATGAAAGGAGATAAATAAAATGGCTAAATATACAGAACATTTAAGATTATCACAACCAGAAGGAAGCGATTATTATGATATTGAAGTATTTAATCACAATTCAGAATTGATAGATAAAAAAATAGGTGAAATGGATAATAGCTTATCTACAATAAAAGAAGGAGCAACAAGAGAAAAGGCTGGTATAGTACAGCTTGGAACAGAAGAAGGAAAAGCATTAGAGGGAATGATGTTAGCAAGATTAGCAGGAGCTTATGGATATGGTGGTGATATACAAGATGAGGGTGTAAAAAATCCTAATTACATCTATTATGACAGAAATACTAGAAAGATGTATAAATGTTTAAAACAAAACCAAGATATTTCTGCAAATGTTGCTAATTTTGTTCCATTGGATAATAACTCACTTCTTGAGAGATTGGAAAATTTATTAACATTTGACAATTTTAATTCCCAAAATCAAGGATGGTTTAAAATTGCTGGAAGACTCTTAGTTTATGGGTCTTTTGAATATAAATATGGGACTTCTTCTATTCAAAACTTTGAGCTATCATTATCAATACCAAATTGGCAATATGCTAATGTTATAGTAACTTCGACAGATATAGATACTGCAAATATTATAAGTTCTTTCCAGGCGAGATTATCAAACTCAACTACTCTATCTATTAAAGGAGCTAATTCTTTTTCTGGAAAAGGCGTCGTTTCTTATTTAATTATAGCTAGAGTTTAGATTAAGCCTATGATACAAACATCAACAGTTTGATTTCCATTACAATAAAAACGTAATGACTTATTTGAAACGATGTAATCAGAAGAATCATGGATTGATTGAGCACTATCTACTTGCTGCCCATATGTGATATATGGTGTTAATGATATAGAAATTATACTCTTAAAGCTTGTTTTTATTGCAGCTGTTCTAATCCCTGTAATACCTGAAACAGAGATATTTTCAATAACTACATTTCCCATTTTAAGAATACTGTTATTCCCTTCTGTTTTAGAACTGATTAAATTTTCCACAGTGGAAAATCTATTTAAATATTCTAAAATTTTTAATGGTAGAGCTGCAACCAAAGGACAGGTGCTAGGTAGTATCCCAGACAATTCAAAATTTATAGAAATAATAGGAATAAACTATGTGAGTGATAGTAATTTCTACTATTTTCAGCCTATAATTCTAAGAACAGAAATTGTAAGAAATAAAGATGTGGCACTCGTTATAGGTATAACATCAGATATTAGAGAATTTATCTTGAGCTTTAAAAACAATATAATAACAATTACTCATTCTATGATTACAAACTCTACGGCTGATAATAATTTTATTGCACAAATTTTATCTGTTAATGCTTAATCTAATTAATAGGATAAGTTATTGTGAAATAGTAAGCTCCTTGGTCATCATCTACACCTGATTTTGTTACATCGCCATTTGGCGATATATAAAATGTTGTTGATTTATTAGTATTTCTATAAGATGCAGAGAAAAAAATTGTACTTTTTGGTCTGAAATTTTCAGGGATATTCAAAACAACTTCATAATTTTTATTGTAGAAAAGTTGCCCACTATCTATTATTAGAGTTGCTAAATTTGCAATTCTGGTTACTCTTCCAAAAGTTAATTTTGGAATATTAAAAAGATGTTCTTCAAATCTAGAGAAATTTTCCAAAAACTTAAAAGCAATATAATAAACCTATCAAAAAATAGGAGGCTTGTATATGCAATTAAAAGTTTTAGAAAATTTAAAAAAGGAAAATGTAGAGATTTACTTAGAGTATTTGAATAGTTGTAAGAGCAGTAATTGGGAAACTTGGGAAACAACTTATAAAACATACTGTAACAATTTTAAATTGTTCCTGGTGTGGTTTCAAAAGACTTGTAAAAATAGATTGCTTCTAAGCAAGGATACACTTTTAGAAATGCCTAGCATAATGGAAAGTTATAGGAATTATTGTAGAGGATTAGGGAACAGTAAAAGAACTTTAATGAATAAAATTACAGCTATATCAACATTTTATGCTTGGTGTGTTCGTAGAAATAAAATTAAGTATCATCCATTTTCAGAAAAATTGGATAGATTAAGATTTACTGACAAAGATAAGATAAGAAACAGTTACTTTTTAACAACTGAACAAATATTAACTGTTCGCTTATATATGCAAGTGGAAACTAAAAAATATGACTTACAGGATAGAATATTGTGGGAGTTATTTTTGGATAGTGCTTGCAGAATTTCTGCTATTCATAATTTAAAGATGAAACAACTAGATTTAGAAAATGGGTACTTTACAGATGTTAAGGAAAAGGAAGGTTATATAGTTAATGCCTTTTTCTTTCAAAAATGTAAGGACCTTATAAAAGAATGGGTACAGTACAGAGCAAAAAATGGGATAAATGTAGATTGGTTCTTTATTACTAAGTATGGAAAAATCTATAAACAGATGACACAAGGAGCTATTAGAAGCAGGATTAGAAAGCTAGGGAAAATAATAGGTATAGAAGATTTATATCCCCATACTTTAAGAAAGACAGCAATAAATTTAATTAATAATCTTGCTGGATTAGGATTAGCTTCTAGTTATGCTAATCATTCTAGCAGTGGTGTAACAAGTAAACATTATATTGCAAAAGCTAATCCAATAGAGATAAGAAATAGCATTATAAATGCAAGAAAAAAATTAGGTATTTTTTAATAAAAAAGTATAGAGATTTTCAAATTTATAAAGAATTTTAGATTTTATTTTGTGTCTTTGAGATTGTTTTTATAATTTTTCTTAAATATAAAATCTAAGAATTTTATATAAAAAGCTCTCAAAAATACATTTTTAATCATAAAAATTCGAATAAATTTGAAAATCTATACAGAATCTAATAGTCAATTTGAAGTGGAATATAACAAAAATAGTATTAAAAATTTGAAAGGAGAAATTAATATGAAAACAATTAATTTTTATAAAAAGACAGATAAAGTTTTTTCTGTTTATGCTGAGTCTTTGGAAAATGTTATAAATAATCCTCTATCGTACTTTCAAGGATATACAAATGATATGATAATAACTGACATTACATTTCAATATCCCATTTATAAAGATGATGTGTTGAGAGAAATGACAAAAGAAGAAAAAATAAGAGCTGGTATTGATGTGCAATTAGAACCAGGAGAAATTATAAAAGATAGAAACTTGATTAAAATACCTCAACCTAGCAAATATCACACTTGGGATAATGTAAGACAAGAATGGGATATAGATTTGAAAGAGGTAAAAAGAACTTTTAGGCACAAGTTTCAAAATATTTTATTAGAGAAAGTTTATGAAGATTACAATTACAATGGTAAAGTATTTCAAATGGGACCAAATGATGAGTTGAATTTTTTAAGAGTTAAATCTGCAATAGATATAGCAGGTAACTCAGATGATGCTGGACTAATAGAACAAGCATTAAAAATATTGAATATAGAAGTTACAGAAGAAGTAAAAACAGGTATTAAAAAAGCTATAAAAGATAAAAATTTAATGGCTTTTATAAAATCTTTACCAATAAATTGGAGATTGAAAGATAATTCAGTTGCTAAGGTAACATTTACTGATATAAATAATATTTATTTGATGTGGATATTAAGAGGAACAGCTGCACAAGAAAAATATACAGCAATAACTCTTAAAATTTCAATAGCTAAAACAGTAAATGAATTAGAAGCTATTAAGTGGGAATAAAAGAGTTAAATCAATTAGAGGTAGTTTTATATAGCTACCTTTTTTTGATAGCTTTAAATAGCAAATTACGAGGTCGGTTTAATAATTTTTATATAAAAAAAATAAAGGAGATGGTAAAAATGAAAGTAGCATTGATTATTGGTCATAATAAAAGAAGTAAAGGAGCATATTCAACCATAGTTGGTAGTGAATATGATTATTGGAAAAGAATAGCAGAAAAAATAAAAACTGAAATTCCATTAATGGTAGATGTATATGAGAGAAAGCCAAATCAATATTACACAAGAGAAATGTTTGAAGTGCTGGAAGAACTTAATAAGAATGATTATAAGTTCTGTATGGAACTTCACTTTAATGCAGCAGCAAGTGAGCAAGCCAATGGTTGCGAATGTTTAGTTTACTATGGAAATAATAAGGCTAAGGAGCGAGCAACAGATTTTATGGCTAGATTGCAAAACAAGTTTGGTAGCAAGATAAGGACCAAAGAAAATACTTTAAAAGAAATTAAGGTTGTAAATGGAAAAGAATTAACAACAGAAAAGAAAGAAACTACAAGAGGTTTAATCTTAATTCAAGATTCTAAAACTAGGGGAGGTTACGGAATATGTAAATCAAAAGACACTTACATACTGGTTGAGCCTTTCTTTGGTAGCAACAATGATGAGTCTTTGAAGTTTTCTGTGGAAAAAGATGTTGTAGATTTATTTGTTAATTTTATAAAAGAAAATATTTAATAAACAGTCTGGCCAGACAGTTATTATAAAAAAATATTAAAAATTTTAGGAGGTAAAAGTATGGAATTAGTAAAAAATTATATTGGTAGTATTACAAAACAAGGTTGGATTGGTATAGCATTAGCTTTGGGATTTATTATAGTTATAGTAATATCTAAAAAGAAATATGCAGATACAGTGGAAAAAGCAATAAGATTATCAGAACAGTCTTTTAATTCAGGAGAAGGTCAAAAAAAGTTAGCAGCAGCAATTGCTTATATTCAAAATGCTATAACTTTAATGCCTTGGTATGTAAGATTAGTAATAGTTCCTGTAATAAACAAAAAAAGCATTATAGATGCAATAGAAAGAACATTACAAAGAATATCAAATACATTTGGAAAAGGCTCTAAGGTAGATATAAAAGGAAATGAGGAAGATGGAGAAAACTAAATTAATCCTGGATCCAATTTCAAATGGTAAGGCAATTTTGCTAGAAGAGTATGTTTATGATATAAATGGGTACTTGATAAGAGTACCCAAATCTTTTATAACAGATGGGGCATCAGTGCCTCATTCTTTACAATGGTTATATAATCCTTATGGTAAATATATTAATGCTGCTGTCGTGCATGACTATTTATATAGTGTTTACAATAACACTGGTATAAATAGAACTCTTTCAGATAAAATATTTAGACATATTATGAAAGAAACTGGTGTTGATAGTAGAATTGTAAGGAAATTCTATGCAGCTGTTAAATATTTTGGAGCAACATCCTGGAAAAGTAAATTGCAAAATGAAGGATACAAGGATAGAGCTATAATTGATAGAACTAAGGAGGCTAAGGAATATTATAACCATTGGTATAAAGTGTTAGGGATTAGGTGATATTATGGAAAAAACTTTACTAGAATATGGTGTAGTAGGGGCTATTTTACTGTATTTTCTATGGAAAGATAGTAAGACATTTGAAATTTATAGAACTACTATGCAGAAGATAGTAGACCAGTTGGAAGCAATGCAAAAGGACCAAACAGAATTAAAAAAAGATATGGAGGAGATTAAAAAAATCATAAAGTAATGGGGTAGGATTTTGTCCTACCCCTTCTTTTTTTATTGTATAAAGATTCTATAAAATAACACTATAAGACTTCTAAACTTGAATTAAGTGAAATTATTTTAAATTTAGTGGTAACAAAATGGTAACAAAAAAAG